AAGGCATCGTGGAAGATGGACTTCTCGAAGAGGAATTGGTTGATTGAAGTTTGACCATCGGGGGTGCTTGGTGAAACGTCACTACACCCCCACCTTTTTCAAGGGAGCGCAGTCGGTGCGTACATCAGTGTGGTAAAAGGCTGATGGCAGTTGTGTTCGAATCCCAACCTCCCTTCTATTAGTAGTGTGGTATATATACTCTCTCTGAACGTAGTGAAGAGAGTATATATACACACAATACTTATCAATCATTTTCAAACTTCAATTCAATAACCATGTTACAAGACATGAACACACGGCAACTTGCCGAAGCAATTCAGGAAGACCTGAGCAAGGTCAACCTCATCCTCAACTTCAGCCGTGGCAGGGATGTGGCATCACTAATGGCCGCGTCATGTGCCTCTTTGGAGGGCAAGCACTCATGCACCACTCCATTGTACACACTCCTGTCTAACATCGACGAGGCAGCTGACCTCATCATCGAAAAAACTTACAAGAATCCTTTCTCATCATGAAACAATACGCAGTAATCCACGCTGTCGCAGGACTCTTCGAAGGGTACTCCGACACCACTTGCGAGTTCTTCCCTAACAGGGGTTTCGCAGAGAAACACATCAAGCAAATCCTTGACGACTACCGCAAGGACGAGATGTGTGTATGTATCGAGCATCAAGACGATGGTGCTGCCGAGGTCACGATGACCCGTGACTACGAAGACTACAAAGCCTGCGTCCCATCTGACATGACTCACGACGATTGGGTTGCAGAGAATGGTGACGACTGCTCTGTCGAAGTGTTCCGCATCATCGAGCTTGATATGTCCAACCGCTCTGACTCCACCGAGTCGTGTTGGTTGACGTGGGACCAACAAGATTGCAGTGTTGCATGGGACTACTTCCCCTTGTGTATGTCCTTGGTGGCTCGTGTATCAAGCGATGTGATGGACAACGACCAGTCGGTTCACGCACTCGAACAACTAACCGACTTCATCTCCTCGGTGTACTACGGCAACCACGCCCTCATCGACGTGGACGATTACGTGATGCACGCTTTCCGAATCCCCAAACCCAAAGACTCAGACAACTACGACCAACCCAAGGATGCCTTGTCAGAGTGGATGGACAATAACATTTCCTTTGAATCATGACACGAGAAGAAAAGATTGAACGCTACGTCGATGCAGTAGTGCAAGACATGGATTGGAAAACCATGTACACATATTGCTACGAAACCATCAGTGCCAACTTGGAGCACGACCACACAGACGAAGAGATTGACGAATTGTATAACGAATACTTTGAAAATGACTGACAAAGAAATGACAATAAACATGAAGGAAATCAGTGAACAACTACAATGCAACCTCATCGCATACCTCGACGGGATGCCTGAACAGGTTATCGACGGAGTGTGCGATATAGTTGTGAACACCCTCAAACCCAAAAACTATGACAGCAATTACTGAGAAAGAAATGCTTAGAAACCTTTTCGAATTCGAAACCTACTGCACATCACGCTTCGACTCTGAAGCGCGAGTTGCTATGGCAGTGTACGAATACGTCAAGCAAATGAAACGAGATACTCGACAACCTCAAACCTTTAACGCCAAAGAGAGATGAAACATATATGGATAGTAACTATGCATCGTACCACTAAAAGTCAACACTCTTATGTGGTTGGGGTGTATGAAGATTTGGAAGATGCTAAAAAAGCTAAGGCCATCGAAGAAAAGAACAGGGCTGGTAAATACGATGCAGATATTGGTCGTTATGTTCTTAATGAACTACCAGAGGAACTCATTGATGACGAAACTTTTAACACCACAGACAAATGAATAACGAAACCTTATACGACATCCGAAGCTACGTCAGCGACTGCTTTAACCACCGCGAAGGAGCTGGCGCAGACAGCGCATACATGCGACTCACCAAGTTGATGATTGAGGAGTATGACCTCGACCACAACGACGTAGACGCCCTCGCCTTCGAAATCGAAAACATGGTGGCGCGACACATCATGGAGAACTCCCCAAAATTTAGAGACGATGACGAATGAAGAATGGAACACCCCCATGGAGCTGACGCAAGAAGAGCGCAAGCTCTACGGCATGACTGCCGAAGACTATCTGAACTTCAATGCAAAACCAAAAGACAATGACGAGTAAAGACATTAAAAACTACATCGAGATTGACCTCGGTTGTGCCCTGCGTCACGATCCCGAGATGCTCCTCGAAGCAACACAAGAAACCGCATCCACCTTTGACCTTGACGAATGGAAAGTCCTTCGCTTGGTGCTTGCCAACGAACCAATGACAGGCACTCACAGCTACGGATTCCACACTGCATACGGCAGGGCAATCATCGACAACTTCTCATTTATCTATCACTCATGATACGAGTACACGACATCATCAGTGCCAACCCATACGACGGGGACTACCGCATCCGAGTAGAACACATCGAACGGGAAGCACCTGAAACTACACGACAACTACAAAAACATTTACAAACTTCACCACAACCCAAGAGCGTAGTCATTGACTGCGTCAATTCAATCTTCAAAGCAACATTACAATGAACCCAATTCAAGAATCAAAGCAGGAGCTTGAAGCAAGCATCCGCTACGCAGAGAACGCCATAGACAAGGCAAAGCAAACCATCGAACAGGTCGGCACATACCAAGAGCAGACGGGGCGTGAGGAGGCACTGACCAAGAAGGTGCAGGAGCTCGAAGACAAGGTGCAGGGTCAGTACGACGACATCAAGCAGTTGGAGTACGACCTCACTGCCAAGACAGCTCAAGCTAGTGCTTGGAAGAAAGAAGTGGACAAGCTCCGCAGTGAGAGAGAAGCATCAAGCGGACCATGCGGATGCCAAGCATACCGCGACCTCGAAGCTCAGGTGAACGCCCTCGAACAACCAGAGCAACCCACGATGCCCGTCATCCCCAAGGACGTAGCCATCGCCATCTTCCGTGAAGGTGTGCGGTCAGGTGTTAACGATGCTGTTGCTGAACTCGAAGGTCAGACCATCAGCATCTCTGAGAGCGAGTACGTTGGTGACTTCGAGGTAAGCTTTACACGAGACATATACCTCGATGATGAGCTTGACTTCGACTGGATGCGCGACAAGGTTGGGCAGTACAACAAAGAGTTCGTAACCGATGCACTCAAAGGGTTGTGTGCAGACAAGGAGTTCGAGTGTCGCATCCACGGAATTGACGACAATGAGTAAGCAAGTAGACGTACCCATCGATGTGAGAGTACGTAGGCTACATAACGTACAAGGAGTGAGCGTACAAGAAGTAGCTCAACGATTAAACATTCCAACACAAAAAGTTCAAAACATTATCAATCCAAACAACATGGCAGGAAAAACAACAACAGCAGCCGAACGCAAGCGTCGCAAGAGAGAAGTTAAAAAGTTGCACGCTGAGGGGTACACTCAGGCAAACATCGCAGAGATGCTTGGGTGTGGGCTAAGCACAGTCCAGCGCGACCTCGGGGTGCGTTGGTCTAAGAAGCCACGCAAGAAAGCATCGGCATATAAGGCTCAAGTAGCCAAGCAAGTACGTCATAACACCAAGCCTCAGACAGGCGTGGTAAAGGAGTACAGCATCCTTTGGGGAGCTATCAAGTTTGTCAAGCGAGGCTGATGACTGACGAGTATATGGATGAGCTCATGCGCCGCATCGATAACAAGATGCAGGCGTATGAACTCTACCGCAGACCACAAGACAAGATGATGCTTGAGTGCATGGTCGCTGACTACGAAGCTAAAATGAAATTAAAACTGCAAGATGAAAAGATACAGAGTTCGCTTTCACCTCGGCAAGGGTGACAATTACATGAAGTGGCAAGTGTTTGATAGACAGCTAAATACGAAAGATTACTTCGAGCCTGACTCTAACTGCATCACCATGAAGAAGTGCATTCTACGCAACCACAAACAAGCAGCCCTACGTATATTCGAGGGAGAGAACAAGACAGTATGTGCTTGGATTGAATGCGACAGCTATGCAGTATCGGAGCAACCACGTCCACTCGCCAAACTCACACACTACAAGTACAACCCACGCAAAAATCCACACTGGTTTACTGATGATTCCAACAATGCAGACAACCTGCGATTTGAAATGATGACCACAAACAAACGAAAAGTATATGGCTAACGCACTATTTTCTCTACACGCTTACGTAAAAAACGGGACATGGATGTTCGACGACGAGTCCCGAGACATCAAAGAAGAACCCTTTGTTGCTGGCGCTGACGTTATGTTCGACCTTATGAGTGGCCGGGAAGCAGACCCGTCCATTGACACCTGCGACATCGTATTCGGAGCCACACCCATCCCCGATCATGAGGTACACGTAAGGCTCGTTGGTAACGACGGACATGATGGACACTACTACATGGTCGATTACTTCAAGATGTATCGAGCCGTAGAGACATTCACCTTCTGGCTTTGCCCCGCCCTCCTTGCATTCTTTCAGGACGCACCCGAAGACATTTACGTATCCATCAAGTAATGCCCAACAAAAAACCACCCCGAAGCCTCCCCCTGTCTCAAGGCAGGTCTGACTTAGACCATCCCAAAAACCAGCATTCAGCACGTGCAAGACGTCGAAAGATGCAGAGATACTTGGACAAATACTTTCCGTTAAACCAACAAAACGACAATGAGCAAGACGAGAGCGCATGACACCGCCATGAAGTTCGACGACCAAGACGACGAACAAATCTTTACTGCAAAGCGCATGGTTCTAGCAGACCTAGACGCTATGGGGGACATAGAGTTTTTGGAGCAAACCGCCTCAGACATAGCTGCATCATTCATGAAGGTGTGCGTAGAAACGTCACATGAGCAGCTAACCGACATCATTAGTGTCCACGAGGCGGAGATTCAGTTGGATGAGATGGGCGTAGGTGAAGAACAAGAGCGAGTAGATATGGTGAACGTAGTGCGTGCGTGCCACAACAATTTTTCAACTGGCATGGCTGTACTTGCCTACTACTTGCAGATATTTGAAACGATAAAAGAAGACTATGAGTTCTAAATCAGAAAGATTCGCCCTTCTTGTGGGCATCAAGCGGGCATATGAAGACGACATTGGTGAGAAGCTAGACCTTGTATCAAGGGTGCACGACAACGTGGAGCACAGAGTAGCCCTGTCAAACGCCATGAGGCCATACGCCATTCAAACAGACATCGCGAGGGTTTTCGACAAGCATCACGCAACCATTACGCACTACATCAAGGAGCATCAACCCATGATGGAGTACTATCCAGACTACGTGGTCAAGTATGTAAACGCCCTGCGTATTGCAGAGAACATGGCTGAGATGACTGGCATCCTGCCCAGATATAGCACGACTGATTCCAGCATACAGGAACAGCTTGAAATCTATCGCACAGCTATCGTCGAACTCCAACGCCGGGCGAAAAAACTGGAGACTTTATTTGCGAAACAGGAATTCGCTGACTAAATTTGCACTCAATTCAATTCAATTACATGTCTAATTACAAATTCAAGACCACGAACATTCGTGGCAAGCAGTACGTTGAAGTCAACGAACGCATCAAGTTCTTCCGTCAGGAGGAGCAGTACAAAAACTGGGGTATTCTCACGGAGTTTCCTGTGTTAGACTCAGAACAATGCTTATGCCTCTGCACCATCACCACGCCTGAGGGCCAGATCGTAGCACAAGGTCATGCTCATGAGGAGAAGGGTTCGTCTAACATCAACAAAACATCTTATGTCGAAAACTGCGAAACCTCAGCTGTCGGACGTGCCTTGGCCATGCTCGGAATCGGAATCGATACCTCTATCGCCTCGGCCAACGAAGTCGAAGACGCCATCGCAAAGCAGCAGGAGATGGTCGACAATCCTCATGTACAGAAGCTTTCGAAAGCCCTCGACGCGCCAGTAGAGAACATCATGGATAAGGCCGTGTCTTACATCAAGGCACAGACCGACAAGAAGAAAGCTTTCGACGCTGTGATGAAGAAGTACGAATCACAACTATCAGAAAAGCAAGTCGCAGGGCTGAAGAAGTTTGTGCGATAATGGATGTAGCGCTCAACAAGGGGGGCATTTTTGTCCCCCTTGCTAACCGAGGCAAAGACAAGAAGCTAATCCCATGGAAGCAGATTAAAAGGACAAAGCTTCATAGCTCGGTTAAGCACTGCTCATCACCCAAGCACAACATAGACGTATATATGGTTGACAAAACCATACATGGCAACAAGCTGCAACGTCTGTTTAACACAGAGCGAGATGCACTAAGGGCTCTCGACATATTCCTTATTGAAAACGGACAAGAACCCCGTCACATTTTAAAACGTACAACATGACAATGCGCGAACAACTTCAGGAACGAGTGGGCAAGCCACACCTGTCCTATTCCTCCCTCAAATACGCTCTCGGAGACATGAAGCTCTGGGAGATGTACATGAGGGGGCAACTAAAGAAAGAGTCGGAAGCCTTGTTTTTTGGTTCTTTGTACGACATGTTGTTGTTTGAACCAGAGAAAGCACATGAATTATATTACGCCCTTGACGACACTCACATTGTTGACGACATTGGTGGCCGCAATCCACGTGCTACAAAGAAGTACAAAGACTGGAAAGCGGAGGAAGAGGAGAAATCGCAAGGCAAGCAGCTGGTATCTCAAGAGGACTGGAAAAAGGCGCATGAGATGATTCAGCGCCTCAAAGACTGCGGTATCTACGACAAGCGATTTGCCGGAGGCAAGTATCAGGTAGAGTTCAATGTAGATTACGACGGCATCCCGCTAAAGGGATTCCTCGACTGCCTGCAGGACGACTTCATCGTGGACTCCAAGTCCTCACGATCGATAAGTAAGTTTCGCTATGATGTGCGTGGATTCAGTTACGACATCCAAGCCTATGTGTACACCAAGGTCTTTGACATTCCAGAGTTTTGGTGGGTCGTGCAAGAAAAGACATACCCGTTCTTTCCTGCCGACGTTAAGTGTTCAGACGAAACACTCTTCAACGGAGAGATGAAGTTTCACGAAGCGTTAGAGAATATCAAAAACTGGCTCGATGGAAACACAGAAACAGTGGCCCACTACGCCGAGTTTATTGTCTAACCGAGATAAAGTTGTAGTTACAATCTTGTATTTAATTTGGCTCTTTTTATAAACCTTTTAATTTTTTTGTCATGAGCGACAAGCAGTATGATTCAGTACTCGTAGGGTACTCGGAAGAACCACGTTACAGCGACGATGGTCAGTTGATGAGCTGGAGCGTCCGATTTAAGGACACCGAGCTCAAGGAAATGGTTGAGAAGTACGCTACTTCTCGCAACGAACAGGGACAGGGGGGCAACCTCTACGTCACCATGTTCATGTCTAAGAACGGTAAGCCGTGCTGCCGCGTATTCGATCCTAACAGCGCAGCTGCTAAGGAGAAGCGTGCGGCTAAGCAAGCGGAAACCCAAACCGATGAAGTCCCCTTCTAAGGGGGCGCCTATCTACTACATGACCGCTCGTGTCGCCTTCAAAAAACGGAAGGTTGTGCACGAGCGTGTCGTGTGGGTAGTATCTGTGTTCGATAGCCCAAATGACATACGTAACTACGACGGAAAAACTATGATTCGACTTGAGCAAGAGCTCTATGGTAAAAGCGCAAAGTCCGACAAACACGTACTCATTCGGGAGATTATTTCAAAGAAATTTATTTCAAACTCAACACTCACACTCGATGAACACAAGAGACAAAATCAAGAGCAAATGCAAGCAACTGGAGCAACTGCTTCTCCAGAAGAACGCTAGATATGGAAACTCAGCGCTGGAGCCGCTGAATGTTTTCTCTGAGGCTGGTGCTGTAGCTGGCATCAAGATGCGTATTGACGACAAACTCAAGCGCATCAAGAACGCAGGTCTCGTCGACGCAACGGAGGATACGTTGCAAGACCTTGCTGGATACCTTATCCTCCTTATGATTGCGAAGGACAATGAAAGTAACGATATTCAAGAACGTATTCGACAAGACAAACCCACATCACATCCCCTTGAGTCAAGCACTCTCACGCATCAAGGATGGGAGGTCGAGTGGGACAGTCAGTGAAGTCCGACAAGGTGATAAGGAAAAGAAGAAGGAGCTCCCCGTTGTTTGTTTCAGCGGGGAGTTTTCGTCGAGAGCCGATGACGCGCTCTTCGAGCATTCGGGATTTATTGTTCTGGACTTTGACCACGTTGATGTTGACTCGACCAAAAGGTCTCTTGCCACGGACGATTTCATTCATTCATGCTGGACTTCGCCAAGCGGAGCGGGTGTCAAGGCGCTGGTTAGAATCACCAATCCAGAGCGACACAGAGACCACTTCCGAGCACTCATTAAGTACTTCGAAAGAACACATGGGTTAGACCTAGATGAATCTGGCATCAATGAGTCTCGTGCATGCTTCGAGTCTTACGACCCAGACATCATCATCAAAGACGAGTACAAGAGGTTCGGAGCCTTTACTACTGAGCACGCGGAGGCTCAGGTACCAACAAACGAGGCATACGACCACACTGATTACATGAAGCTTAACCTCGCTTGCCGAATGATCAGGCAGGCGGAGGATGGAGAAAAGCACGCGATGCTTATGAAAGCATCTAGGCTTATAGGTGGATTCGTGTCTGCTGGTCGCATTGAAGAGGAGGAGGCTATTAGGGTTCTGCACAGGGAGATTTGCAAGAGAGACATTGCATCAGAATCTCAAGCCATGGCCACGATTATCGACGGCATTGAGCATGGTAAGCAGATGCCTATCCGCGACCTCATCGACGAAGAGAAGTCGGCTCAAAGAGAGATGCTCATCAACGATGGTGATATGTCTTTCATATCGTCCGACGATTCTGACTTCAGGTGGATTGACGACTACTCCCAAGGCAAGATTCAGTTGGGATTGGACACTGGAGACCCAAAGCTAGACGACTTCTTTAGGTACAAAAAAGAATTCACTATCATCAATGGTCACTCCAATGTAGGCAAGACAACCACGGCTCTATATCTCATAGCCAACTCAGCCATCAGGCACGACTGGAAGTGGGTGCTGTATTCCTCAGAGAACAGGACGGCTTCCCTTAAGATGACTTTGATGCAGTTTGCCATGGACAAAAAGGTAGCCGATATGACGTATGTGGAAAGGAAGGCTGCGTACAAGTGGGTGCAGGATCATTTTACCGTGATTAGCAACGACCAAGTGTACACCTATGCTGACATCATTGTGTTTATGGAGAAGGTAATGCGGCAGCAACCTATCGACGCCATCTTTGTGGACCCTTACAACAGCTTGAAGCTCGACATGAAGGGCAGCAACATCAGCACTCACGACTACCACTACGAGGCCGCATCAGAGTTCCTTACGTTCAGTAAGGCTAACGACATTGCCGTTTGGCTTAACTGCCACTCAGCTACGGAGGCTCAACGACGCAAGGGACCGGATGGATTGCCTACTGCTCCGTACGCCGAAGACACAGAGGGCGGCGGAAAGTTCGTAAACAGAGCGGATTGCTTCATTACTATTCACCGAAAGGTTCAATCAATGGACCCTGACATACGGAAAATGAGTGAGATACACGTTAGAAAGGTGCGAGAGACAGAGACAGGTGGATCACCCACCCCGCTCGAAGACCCGTACTGCCTCGTCATGAATCTCTCTCACACAGGCTTTACTACACGCATTGGTCAACGCGCTTTGTTTCAGTCAGTTAACTTTGTTGAGAAATCTCAAATGCCTATCGCAATAGATTTTCTTTCTCAAAAATCTTGACTTCTCAAATTTCTCTTGGTAACTTCGCCTATATGAAGAGAAGAACAAAGACTCCAAAGAGACGTACATCCAAAAAAAAACATTTAGGAAGGTACGCTAGTTCTTTAGAGAAGTATTGTGCAGACCAACTGAAAGAATACGGGCTAGCTTTTGACTATGAGGAACACACGTTCGAGCTCATGGAAAAGTTTAGATTCCCGAATAAGTATTTCAAGATGACTTCCAAGGGTAAGGAGATGGCGGACCGAACTGGGTCCGTCGTTCTCCCTATCACATACAAGCCCGACTTTGTCGGAAGAGACCATGATTGGATTATTGAGACCAAAGGTTATCTCCCTTCCCATCATGATTTCCCCATGAGATGGAAACTTTTTATGCGACATCTTGTAGGAACTGACTCTAAAACAATTATCTTTCTCGCCAAGAATAGTGCTCAAGTGGATCATGCGATTCAAGAGATACTAGAATCGATTAAGAATGGAGACATTTAGACTCAGTTCGTACTACCTGATAGCATGTGACCGCGTGCATCAAGTGATGGATGATTTGTATGAAGCTCTTCACGACGAGGACGGCAAACCACTGACTGATTTGGAATCAGTTATTGATATCGTTTCCTCTAGTCGGAAAGAAATTTATGAAGAGCTAGACATCATCAAATCAATCGTTGCAGAATATGAGGGTATACAAGGTAGAGGTCACAAGTGACATGATTAAACGAGCCGAGGAGAAATCCAAGTGGCACGGTGACATCAACAACAGCATCAGACACGGAGAAGGAAACGTGGTTGGATACCTCGGTGAAGAAATGACCCTTGAGTTTTTAAGCGACGTGGTTGAGGAAAACAACTACGACTACGACATGATTAGATTTAAGGGCACTCCCAACCAGTACACCATAGATGTAAAAACAAAGGAGAGGGGTGTGAGCAAAAAGGGAAAAGCATATGAGCCTAGATCTCATTACTCAGTACACGTTACAACCGCATCCCTGCATCAGAGAGTAGACACCTATGTGTTTGCTCAGGTAAACAAAGTTGGATCTGGATACGAGGGGTGGATACTTGGCTGGATGGACAAAGACGAGTATCTTTCTAAGGCCAAAGAGGTAAAGCAGGGCCAGCCAGATGAGTATGGTAAGCCAGAGACAGCCGATGCTTTTAAAATGGAAATCAAGGACATCATTCACTTCTAATGGGAAAGTACGAAACATGCCCCGAAACAAGGGCTAAGATCGACGAGCTGATGCAAAAAAACGCAGCTTATCAGGCTGCAAACAACTGCATCACCAATACAAAATCACAAGCAAAAGAAATCAATCGATACTGCAATAGGGAGTTTATCCGCCCCATAAAAGACTTGGATGAGCAGTACTATAAGTCAATTAAATTTCAGAGCGATTGATTATCTTTACGTCGTTACACGGGTTAGTTGTCTGTGGAACTTCGCAATCTGGAGAGGGGGTGGCTACATAAGTCGCCCCCTTTTTTTATTCGTATCTTTGTCGGTGAATGAGAACCTTTATCACTACCCTCCTGCTGGGAGCATTCTCCGTGTTTTATGGCCAAGAGTGCTCTTTATTGTTGCCTGATAACGTGAAAGTTATGGGCATGAGTCGAACTGATGTCAACCTTGCTGAGGTTGATACAGTGGTACTACCAGTCGTGTTCCACATCGTACACACTGGGTCTGGCGAAGAGAACAACATCTCTGACGCACAGGTATACTCTCAACTTAACGTGCTCAACGAGGAGTTCGCTGACAGCAAGATTCAATTCTGCATGGCTGCACGAGACCCTTTGGGCAATCCAACCGACGGCATTACTCGCTTTGATGGAAGCATCTGGGAGGACTACTTGTACGAAGGTATCTCCAATGGTAACGACCCTGACGCCAAAGACCAAGAAGACCTGAAGGAAGCTGTTGGGTGCTGGAATCCAAGTGAGTACCTAAACATATATGTGGTCAACGAGATCAACGGCAACGACGGCGGCTGGGGAATCCAAGGGTTTGCCTACCTCGGACCTACGGGAGATTGCCGTGACGGTGTCGTCGTGCTTTACAACGTAGTGGGGACCGTTGGGGTACAGAAGCCGGGAAGAGAGCTTGGATTCACTACCGTTCACGAGATAGGCCACCACCTCTCGCTTTGGCATACGTTCTCCAACTCGTCTGGATGTGGGGAAGAAAGCAACTGTGAGAGCCAAGGGGACCAAGTATGCGACACCCCACCGACGTGGGAGAACAACCAATGCACGGCCCCGAGTTGCCCAGACGCGCTCGTTGAGAACTTTATGGACTACACACCAGAGACGTGCAGGGAGAGTTTTACTGTGGGGCAGTCAGAGCGTATGCACGAGTGCCTTCAGACTGTACGCACGGGTCTTGTAGACAACATGAACTGCATCCCACCCATGCAGTACGACGCAGCCCCGACGCTAGCTACATACCAACAGCAGTGGTGTACCCCAAACCAAGATATCTGGATTCAGGTTAAGAACTTCGGGAGTGACATGATTGATATGGTGGATGTGCAGCTTTATTGCAACGGCATTCAGTACAATGCCGAGGTGTTCGACCTTATACCCAACGTCGGTCAGGATGTGCTGTTCGAAGACGTCTATGTTGATGGGGCTCAGATGTTCGAGGTTCAAGTAGTCGGAGAACAAAACGATTACCTCGAAAACGACTATGCGTCATGGCCCATCGAAACAACTTCTGGAGCGTTGATGAGTGTGGTAGTATCAACTGATACTTGGGCGAACGAAACGGACTGGGTAATCTACGATAGCGCTGGTGAGATTCTTATTGCGGATGGGAACTACCCGCTCGGTCAGGCTACATACATATACGAAGCGTGTATCTACGACGAATGCTACGACGTGGTTATCACAGACACCAATGGGGATGGGTTTTGTGCCTTTGACTTCGGCAACGACGGGATCTGCGACTTTGGTGGTGAGGGTATGACGGCCACCGTGGGTAACGACACGGTTTTTACGACGGGCTTTGGGGCTTCCTTCGACGTGTGGGAAACCACATTCTGCAACACCCTCCCCGAATGCCCATTGGACTTCGATGGAAGCGGAACCATAGGCAATGGCGACGTTCTCATTATGCTGTCTAACTACGGGTGTGAAGGTGTGTGCGACTACGACGTCAACAACGACGGAAACGTAAACGTGTTTGATCTTCTCGATATGCTCGCTTCGCAAGGTGATTGCCCCGTTGAGCAGGACTTCAGTATTGGCACATACAAGGACTTGGTTGTCGGAGATAGTGACGGGTTTTCGTGGCCATCAGGACCG